ATCCTACGAGCCGTAAGTAATTTGTTTGCAAAATCTTTATGCTTGGCAATCCATTTATAAACTGTCGATAGACTTGGCTGATCTTTGTCTTTGCAGATCTGTGTCAACGGTTTGCCTTCCATAAGTTTTTGGCAAATGTTGTTTGAAATCAAAGTCGTTAATTGTAATTGTCTTGTCACGATACTGTTTTAAATTTTTTAAGCTTTTTAATTTACCTTCTTTTGTTTTTGGTCCAGTAGATAAACCAGCGTGATTTGGACATCTATACTTCTTTGAAGTTTTGCAAAAGAAACCTTTACGCTTGCAGCGTACTGTGTATTGACTTGTTCTTGTAAAACTTTCGCAACGGTCTGGTTTGAATTTCATAACTGGCAAGAGCTGTTTGAAACAAAAAAAAAGAGTAAAAAAAAATAAAAGTTTTTTGGCAATACGCTTACAACAGTTAAATTATACTGCTGATTTCCAATCTGTATATATCTTTTTATCCTATACTCTTTTAGAAAAATAATTATTTGAGGATATAATTAATAACTAAACAATTTGTCGATATTGTCAAAGTTTTTTTTTAATTTATTTGATAAGTTATCTAAGACTATCTCATATCTATTTTTTATTGTTGTACGGTGATAACCAAACATTTTACCAAGACTGGTCCACTTCATCCTGTTAGCTCTTAACCACAAAAGCTTACGATCTAATATCGGATTGTCTGATATATCTTTATCAACAAGTATTAATATATCTATGGCAAAATTATACCTTGTCATCTGCCTAGGAGTAGCTCTCATTACAAGTTTTGGTCTTGCGTGATAACCCCAGTCCTTTGGATTGTAATGCGTCTCTAAGAGCTTATACATCGAAGGACAGCGCTTGTTGTTAGGCTTTGATACAAATCTCTCTGCATAAGCAGCATCATCAAGGATCTCTTTAAGATGACCAATCAGCTTTACTTGTTCTTCAACTATTACTTCTAATCTTCTTTGCATTTCTTAACATCCAAGGATATTGCAGATCTGTAGATTTTATGTCAGCAAACTCTTTAGCTGGCAAAGCTACCAGTTTATCCAACAGCTCCCACTGATCTAGTTTATTAAATTTATATTTCTTTTGGCTTGCAACATTCTGTATGCAACCACGTAAAGCCTTCCAGCCTTTTGATGAATTAAACTTTGCGAAACCGATTTGTTTTACAAACTCTCTATGTCTTGGCATATCGAATGTTAGATAATGATCCTTCTGTCTAACTGTAATTAACGGCAATCCTTCGACACGAATACGGCTAAGTCTAGCAAGAGATAATTGTACTTGCTCTGTTGAAATCTGAAACTGACCAGCGATGTCCACAACTCTTACGAAACTGTTTAAAGTTTTCACGTTAAACTGCTTGCAGCAATGCTGATAAATTCTAAAATCTTCGTCTAATAATTTAAGCTCATTTAGAACTTTTGGATCAGATAGATAAAAACTCGACATATTTTTGTTGGCGCAGAAACTGGTTTCCGCATTTGTTTTTGGTTATTTTTCTAATTAGATAATCTTTGTTTGTGCAGTTAGGTCCGTGAGATACTAAGGACATATGCTCTAAAAAATGCAGCATATCTGCAGGTGTAAGATTACGCAATTTCTTATCACAATGAGGATAGATCCTAGTTATATCGAACCTGATAATTGGTCTAATTCCACGGCTAGCCTGGCTCTCATCCACGGTGTAAAAAAACTCATAATATGGAATGTCACAATTTACAGCGAAAAACTTGTATGGTCTTTGATGCCAAGAGCTTTTGCCTCTAAAACTGAAGTCTTTGTTGTATATGGTATCAGCCAAAAATAATGGTTTTGCGCAGGCTGGACATATGCCCACTACATCCAAATCGGTCATATTTACTCCATCGTGCTGGCTTCGATGCCAATGGCTAAAAGGAGTATCGATTGTAGAAAATATCTTATTTCTAGGCATTAAAATTCCATACTATTTGAGGCTTATAAGTCAAGGCGTAATACAATATGTATTATATATCTTGCAAAAATCTTGGAATATCGTATATTTCGGCAATGTCAAAAATCGATAAAGATTTTAAAAAGAACCTAGAAGAGCTTGAAAGTAAGGTTAAAGAAGCTAACCAAAGAGCTGATAAAAAAATAGATGAATTTCAATATGGTGACTGGACCTCAGTTGCTGAGTTAGAAGATTTTGAGATCAGTTTTAGATCAGGCAGCTTACTTAGTGGATCTACAGCTCAAGTAACATTTTTCTATAAATTACCTAAAGGCAAAAAAGATCACGAAAGAAAAAAATTAGTTATCTTTGGTGAAGCAGATGCAGTTCAAGATAGATCTATGATGGTAATTAAAAGAAAGAAAAATTACCAAGCTGGAAATGATATGCAGAATAAATTCAAACACGCTTGGACTAAAGCTGTTGAACAAGGTTTTGCTGGATATGCAAGGCAGCCAAATCCATTTAATTTAAGACACTCTTCTATGTTGTTAGACAGAGCAATCAGTAGAACTGGTTTAGATAAAAAAACATTTGCAGAAAAATCAGGAAAAAAATCAGCATCACTTTATCATCACACTAGAGGTACAAGAGATATTTCAAGAGACGCTGCCATTGAATATGCAGAGTTACTTAATATAGATCCAGTCGATTTATTATTTAATAAAATTACAATTCCTATATGGGCTAAAGTTAATACTTTAAAATATGTAGAAACAGACGACAGCCATCAGCCGTGTAAGCTTTATTCTTATTACACTAAAAATCCTAAGATGGTTATTGTACCAAGAGATATTTATAGATCTAATTTAAAAGCAGTACAGATAGAAGCTGATGGATCTATGTATGATGGTCAAGTTGCTTTTTATTATTACAGTCAGTCAGTTAAGTTCGATGCAGCTAACAAGCTTTGTGTTGTTGGAATAAAAGAAAAAGGTTTTATGGATATGGAAGAAACTAATTATTATTTTGGATTAGTAGAACAAATCAGAGGTAAAACAAATTTATTAAATCCTGATCCATATTGTGAAGAAGAAGATAAAATTATTAAAAAAAATATAGATCCTACTTTTACAGCTCCAGTAATAGCAATGGTAAATCCAGATCAGATAAGAGACAGAACATCGTCACAATCACATATACCTGCAAACTATTTAAGATCTGAAGAAAAATTAAAACAAGAGATTGCATATTTACAAGCAGACTTACATAGACAAAAAGAAAAATCTAAAAGATATAATGACATAGAAAAAGAAGTACAAAGAACTATGAATAGACTAATGCAGCAACAACAGCAGTTAGATAGGATGTTGAGAGAAAGAGAAAAAGAAGAACTGTTTGAAGTGCCTAAATTTTTAAGAGGAAAGAAACGTGCCTAAAAATAAAAGAAGAGTAGAAACTTATTGTTACAACAAAGAAGAGCTGCAAAAAAAATTAAAAAATAATGCAAACTATTTATTAAACAAAGCACAGTTAATGATAATGTTTGACTGGATGACTTCTAATTTTATTAAACACTCAACATCAGACAGATACGCTGGTACTCAGATGCCTTGCAGAAGAATAGGTAACAAACCTTTCTTTGTTTATAATCAAGTAGATGCTTGGCTCAATGATCCTAAAAACCAAGAGGATTATTTCAAAAGAGAACGTGAGCGTAAAAAAGGTAAAATCAGTAAAATCAGTTAGATCAGTAATTGTAATACATTTTGTATTATGCAGTTGCCATTTAAGATTAAGATACTATCTTAGTCGTTAATGGACAATAAAGTACCTACAGATAACGATCCTTTAAAAATGCAAGTTCTTCCAAAGAGCTATGTAACTTTAGGATTGACACACCACTCACCTACTCAAGCTTCACTACCAGATGGAGTTCACCTTTTTAAATACGGAGTATTAACTCAAGAGCAAAGAAGAATGCTGCCATCAAATCCTCAGATGAAAGCAGGTGTATTAGTAAATAACGTACTGCAGAAACATATGGCAGATACCATATGGAAGTTTGGTCCACAGAGAAAATTACAAAAATCAACAAATGATTTAAAAGGCAAATCAGTATCATCAATACTGAAACTTGAGCTTGATGAATATAAAACTTTTCAGCCAGCTAATGAAAAGGAACAAGCTAAGTTTGAGAAGTACCAAGATGAAGTTGCTGACGTTGTCAATAACGCTTTCCAAAGCCTGGAAAAAATACGGAGTGAGCATCTTTATCATACTACTTGTGAAGAGCAGATCTCATTAACTCAGGATAAAACAGATTTGTTATGTCCTATAGTAGGAAGAACAGATTTTACTTTTCAACAGAATGGTACTCCTTTCCCATCTAGAATAGTAGAATTGAAAACTTCTTGGAGTAAGCTCGGCAGGTTAAAGAAAGATGGTACACGTAGTTTTATTGTTTCGACTGCACCATCAGCTCCTTCGTATAATCATCTACAGCAGTGTGCTTTCTATGCAGCTCACTATAATTTTGAAGTGCCAGTTTCATTAGTTTATGTCACTGCAAAAGGTTGCAACGTATTTGATGAAAGCAACTGCTTAGATCTTACAAAAGAATATTTATACAAGCACTTCTTAAATATGAGAAATGTGTTTGCAAGAAGAGAAAAAATTTATGGCTTGTTTGAAAACTTACCTAAACACGAAATGGTTAAAGAGATTGCTGGATTGGTAGATCCAAACTGGGATCATCCTTGGTGTTGGCACGGTATGCCAGAAGAGTTTTTAAGACAAGCAAAAGAATTGTGGAAAGTAAATTAACCTGGAGGTCATATGACAAAGAAAAACACAATTATACCTGATGACCTGATACAGACGATTGAAGATTTTAAAAGTAATCTTAGCGGTCAAACGATCAGCATTCACGGTAAAGACTATGCAACAGTTGCGCATAGACTTGCTATTGCAAGAAGAAATCTTGGTAGCAGAATGAAAATTGAAACAGAGGTAGTATCTATCGATAAAGATACTGTGGTCTGTAAAGCAGTTGTATCTATTGGTGACAAAGTTGTTGCTACTGGATTAGCAGAAGAGAAAAGAACTGCTTCAAGAATTAATCAAACATCAGCTTTAGAAAACTGCGAGACAAGTGCAGTTGGAAGAGCTTTAGCTTTCTGCGGTATCATCAATGATGGTATTGCGTCAGCAGAAGAAGTTGCAGCTGCAATAGAGCAGCAAGATCAAAAAATCCAGACTGCATTGAAAGCATTAAATGCGATCAGTCACGCTGGTAATTTCCAAAAATGGATCTCAGATAATAAAACATTCCTAGCGGATCTGAAGGCGAAGAACCCAGTCAGCTACGATAGTTTCTTAGTGAAGTTCACAGAAATTAAAAGTCAACTCAAATCCAACGGAGTAAAAATATAATATGGATCAAGAAAAGAAAAAAGAAAGACCACAGTTAGGTCTTGCAATACCAGTTACCAATAAGAATAAACCGTCTAGTTACGATCTTAAAGGTAACATAATGATTGAAGGCAAATCATATCGATTTGGCGCATACAAAGCTCAAGCTAAAGGAAATGGAAAACTAGCAGCAGGTGCTGACTATTACTATTTCCACAGAGTAGAACCAATGGAGGCAGCCAGTGGTGGTCAAACATCAACTGACTTTAATCCTGCGGAGTTGGAGCAGTAAATGGATGCGGATAAATTCAAATCAGTTGCGATTAACATCAAAACTTACAAGCTTCTACAAGAGCTTGCACATAAGAAGTTTGAGTTACCGATAAGTATGTCAAAAACGATGGAATTTTTTATACAAAAAGGTCATCAGGAGTTCAAAACAGATGCAGATAAAAAAGCTAAGTAAAGAACTCCAGGCATTACGAGATAAAAAGACCGAAGAGTATGGTCCATTCAATAAGAAGATGCAAAATATTGCAGATATATGGACCGTACTTGTAGGTAAAAAAATTAGACCGCATCAGGTGGCTTTGATGTACGCAGCAGCAAAAATTGTTAGAGCGAACAACGAATATAAATACGACAGCTACATTGATGCAATTAACTATTTAGTACAAGCAGATGAAATTCACAGAGAAGATGTCAGCTCGCTGGTCGATAGCTACTTTCCAACAACAACAAAGGAAGATGTCTCTGTATGAATTTAAGTTGCATATGGAGCTATGTGGTTATGAAACCTACGGCAGACAAGTAAGAAAATTTTATAAGATATATGAAGAGAAAATATCACAACAACATTTACGAGTTTCCAAACTCAGAGAACAGAGAACTAATGGATCAAAAGAAACGCCTAGCAAAGATCATAACAAAGATAGAGTTTAAGATGCAGCAACCTTACTACGATGTACTTAGCTTTGATGATGAAGAGCTGCAGGCTATGTCAAATTTTGGCGAAACGATAAAGTTCGCAAAAGATAATACAGCGTCACGTGCATTATCTGTACTAGCAAGTGACATATTAAAAAAACAGAATGAGGAATATTATTAATGAGAAAAAGAAAGCATATGTTCTCAGTCGAAGAAAAGAAGTTTGAAGAGAAAAACTCTGGTGACTATATGGATCTAGGATCTAATATGCACATCAAACTATTTCTTGGAACTGCGAAGTATTTCAGAAAAATGGATAAGTTCTACCACGAAATACCTGTAGCTTGTTTTGAAGCAACAATAAAAAATTCAAGAACTTTAGACACACATAAAATCAAAATTAATTTGGAGGTATTTAATGCACGCAATAAAAGAGCGGACAGAAGAGCATCATAATATAAATAAAGTTGTAGGTACTAATTTAAGATTTATTAGAAACTGCAAAAGAATAACGCTGATGGGATTGGCAGAAGTAATGCAAATTAGATTTCAGCAAATACAGAAATATGAAAAAGGTACTAATGGAATGAGTGCTTATAGGTTATGGCAAGCAAGTAACATTCTTGGTGTTCCAGTTAGATACTTCTTTGATAAAGAATATATCAGTAAGATGTCAGGCTACCACGGTATGCTTGTTAGAAAGTCTACACCGATGCCTAAAGAGCATATGGATATTGATAAGCTTAGGAAGGAAGCAGCCGAAATGATAGACGTAGCTGTATTTCAAGGTGGCAGGTAGATGTGGCTAAGATTAAAAAAGAAACTACTGCTACTGTTGAGTGCGTTATCACAGAAGTTTTTAAAGACGAAGCAGAAGCAGCTGCAGGTTCTCAAGCTGAAACCACAGAAGTTAAAGTCTTGGAAATTAAACACGATCACACGAATTGGAAAAAAATAGATGCCTGATGTACCTATAAATTTACCATACGATAGCAAGCTAGCAAGAATGCGTAAAAGACTGCAA